CCTACGAACAATGTTCAAGTAATACTAGCTCAAAAGTGGAAAGTCTAGTTATAATAAAAAGAAACAAAAGTAAACCGTTAGCTTTAGTCGACGCGGAATACTTTATTAACCTACACAAAGACCATGGATGAATACCAAGAATATCTCAGAATGTTCGGCGATTTACCCTTTGGTATGCGTCCTAAGTTTGAAGACTACCAAAAACAAAGAGGTGCACAAACAGCACGGAACACGTTCAGCAGTGAATTACAAAAAGGTAATTTAGATACAGCGTATAAAGAAGGCTACGAAAAACTTCCAATAATGGATCAGTTACTTTATGGCGTGGCACCTGTCACTGGCGAAGCATTGGCAACATACGAGATACCAGAGTTCGCTAAACGTGGTAACGTAGCTGCACAAGAAGGAAGAAAGCTAGACGCAGCAGGTAATTATTTAGTGAGCGGACTTAATGCTATGAGTATGATTCCTGTCGTAGGCAAAGGTGCAGGTTTGTTAGGCGACGCAGCAAGGTTACTAGGCAAAGGCACAAGAGCAGCAAAACCTTTAGAAGAAACCATGGGCGGTGGTGGACCAACTGTCACTCCTAATGTAGAAAGAATGCCAATAGGCACAGACTATAAAGTAGATATGTCTTTAGGTCCAAGAGCAGCTTATGAACCTAAAGTTATATCTTTAGCAGCAGAAGCAGTAGTCAAAGCTCCAGGGTTTGAGTTTAATAAAGCCTATAATATCGAAGAGATGATTAATAGAATGTCTAAGTATCACAACAACCCAGACAATAAAAAATTAACTAACCCTAAAGTTAAGCGACAATTTGAAAACTTTGTTAGCCCTGAGTTTAAAGCTAAAGGTAAGGCTACTCCTAAAGAACTTCAAGAAGAAATACAAAAGAATCAAATGAGTTTTAAAGAAAACCACACACAATTCTCAATGGGGGAAAGACCTAGAGTAATAGTCGACTCAGAAAGACCAGAAGGCATCCCTGATATGGACGCAGACCGTGAAATAATAGGTTTTGATACAGAAGAGCCAAGCCGTGAAGGTATATACAAAAGTATGAAACAGTTGACTCGTTTTCAAACAAACGAGAGTTACCCACAAAGCATAGAAGAAGCCAGTAAATACGGCGAACTTAATCTTCAAGTTTTCGGTTCTAAGTATGGCGACGAAGGGTTATTTAACGATGAGTACTACCCCATGCACACTAGAGTGGGACAAGGTCCAATAGAAAACTTCAAAAGAGACGCAGGTTCTCTCGCCAACAGAATAACTCATGGGCGTTACCGCATAGTAGAAAAAGACGGCAAACAAGTGTTCGAACTCAGCGAAGCTCAAAGCGACCGATTTAGATTTGATGGTACAGGCAAACAAAATTTAAACTTCGAAAATGAAGGATCTTTGTACTCAGGTCTAACTCGCCAAGAGCAAGCAAATCAAACATCTAGTATACGCAGTGCGTTTTATGACATAGCCGAAGACTTTACAGACACAATAGCCGACGTTAGCACATTAGGTGGTTTTAGAAATCCTAAAGCACTATTCAATCAATTCTCAAGCGATTTAGCAGAGGTGATAGCGAACAAGCCCTACACCACAGTTTTTGACCCAAGTACAAATAAAGAAATATTAGAAGAAGTGATAGGTGATCTCGATAAAACATTTATTGAATTAGGGGAAGATGGACTACAGGGTTCTAGTTTCACAAAAATGTACGACACACGTAATTTTGAAGCTTGGAAAAATGGGTTGTTAAAATCTTTAGAATTAGCAGACCCTGAAATTATGACAGATGTTTTTACTAGACTAAAAGGTTGGGTGAAACCTCGAGGAGACAACATATCTGAAATGGAATTACCACTAGCAAAAGATAACGAGTGGTATGATCTTACTGTAAAACGTGCGATACAAGAAGCCCACGAAGAAGGCGTAGATGTACTTCATATTCCTATCAACGGAAAAGCCACTATGAATCAAATGGGTAGAGGTTTTGGACAAGAAGCCAGAAATTTAGGGGAGACCTATAAAAAAGAAACTAAAAGAGTCTTAAAAAACATTAAAAAAGAATACGGTATTGATATCACCCCCACACCAGTAAAAGATGAGTTCGGTCAAGAGTTTTACGAGATTGAATTAAATAACGACACTAGAAAAATACAAGAGGTCTTAAAATATAATATGGGGGGCTCAGTAAAAGCAGGCAGCACACCTTTAATGAATCTTAAATACTCTTGAAAAAAGAACTATTAGCACAGCTACCAGAGGATGTCCTCAAAGAACACTTAGAGTTAGCCGAAAGGTTAAAAGAGATCGAGCGTGTAGAAACTGCACAAAATAATTTCCTAGAGTTTGTCCACACACAATGGCCATCGTTTATTGGTGGGTCACATCATAAAGTAATGGCAGATGCTTTTGACCGCATAGCTAACGGTAAGATTAAACGGCTTATAATCAACATGCCACCACGGCACACGAAGAGTGAGTTTGCTTCTCATTACTTTCCTGCTTATTTAGTAGGACGTAACCCAAGTTTAAAAATACTACAAGCAACCCACACCGCAGACTTAGCAGTTAAGTTCGGTAGAAAGATTCGTGACTTAATGTTAACGGAAGATTTTCAAAAAGTTTTTCCCGATGTATTAATTAACCCAGACTCAAAAGCAGCAGGTAAATGGGAAACCCAAGACAAGCGTGACGCAAAACTAAAGGGCGAGTACTATGCAGCTGGTGTCGGAGGTGCACTAGCAGGTAGGGGAGCGGATCTATTTATTATTGATGACCCTCACTCTGAGCAAGACGCCATGAACCCAAAGTCCATGGAAGACACTTACGACTGGTACACTTCAGGTCCAAGGCAGAGGCTTCAGCCAGGAGGTGCCATTGTCATAGTTATGACACGCTGGAACATTAACGACCTAACTGGTAAATTGTTAAAAGATGCGGCACGTGACCCTAAAGCAGATCAATGGGAATTAATAGAACTACCAGCTCTTTTACCTAGTGGGCAGCCTCTATGGCCAGAGTTTTGGAAGTTAGAAGAAATAGAAAGTGTTAAAGCTAGTTTACGTGGCGGTCCTAAGTGGCACGCTCAGTACATGCAGAACCCAACGTCAGAAGAAGGGTCAATTATAAAACGTGAGTGGTGGAAAGAATGGGAAAAAGAAAAGCCCCCAGTTTGTGATTATCTTATACAAAGTTATGATACAGCGTTCTTAAAAAGCCAGATGGCGGATTACTCTGCTATTACCACGTGGGGAGTTTTTTACCCTGAAGGTTCAGTAGGCGATGATTTTTATGACGGCAGGGTTGCTCACATTATTTTATTAGATTGTATTAAGGGTAAGTATTCTTTCCCTGAGTTAAAAGCAGTAGCGTTACAACAACACGAAGAATGGAAACCCGACGTAACAATTATTGAAGCTAAAGCCAGTGGGATGCCACTTACTCAAGAACTACGAAGCGTGGGTATTCCTGTACAAAACTTTACACCGTCTAAAGGAAATGATAAGGTGAGCAGAGTAAATGCGTGTTCCCCATTATTTGAATCGGGGATGGTGTGGGCACCAGATACAAAATGGGCGAACGAAGTTAAAGAAGAGTGTGCTGTGTTTCCCGCTGGAGACCACGACGATTTAGTCGACTCTACTACTCAAGCCCTTTTACGTTTTAGACAAGGTGGCTTTATAAGACTACCAAGTGATTATGAAGAAGAAGAGCTATATCCTAAGAGAAAAATAAGTTATTATTAACCATGGCAATTGAAAAACAAACCCCCCTACAAGAAGTAGAAGTCGAAGAAATGCAACCAGAGATGGGCATGCCTCTTGAAGTGATGCTTCCAGAAGAAATGAACATTCAAGGAGAAATGACCTCTGCGTTTGAAGTTGATGAAAATGGTAACATGGTCCCCCTTTTTGAAGAAGAAGAGGTTATAGTTACTGAACATCAGGTCAATCTTGCGGAAGTACTAGATTCCTCCTCGCTTAATACTTTGGCGTCTGAACTGCTTGATGCATTTGAACAGGATAAAGAGTCCCGTGCAGATTGGCTTGATGTCTTTACTAAAGGACTAGATCTTTTAGGAATTAAAACCGAGGAAAGGGAACAACCGTTTCCTGGAGCCACAGGTGTAAATCACCCCCTTTTAGCAGAATCTGTAACTCAGTTTCAAGCACAAGCCTATAAAGAATTATTACCTCCAGGTGGTCCAATTAAAACTAGGGTGATGGGCAACGAAAGCCCAGAAGCCATGGATCAAAGTCAACGTGTAAAAGAATTTATGAACTATCAAATCACAGAGGTCATGAAAGAATATGACCCAGAGATGGACAGTTTGTTATTCTATCTACCGTTAGCTGGGTCTGCATTTAAAAAAGTTTATTACGACAATCTTTTAGGTAGAGCTACTAGCAGACTAGTCAAAGCAGAAGATTTAGTAGTAGCTTACGAAACCACAGATTTAGAAACCAGTCCTAGATTTACTCACGTTATGAGTATGACTGGCAACGACCTCAAAAAATTACAGATGAACGGTACTTACCGTGACGTCGTCATAGGTGAGAGTGGTATAGATCTAGAGTACAACGAAGCAAAACAGAAGATAGATGACCTACAAGGCATGTCTCCACCACTAACCGACTACGAAGAATACAGTGTATTAGAGCTCCATGTTAATTTAGAGCTACCAGAAATAGATGATTACGGTTTTGCTGTACCTTATATCGTTACTATCTTAGAAGATCGTAATGAAATCCTTTCCATACGTAGAAATTGGCAACAAGAAGACCAATTATTCAATAAAAAGGAGTATTTTGTACACTATAAGTTCCTTCCAGGACTAGGATTTTATGGATTTGGCTTAATTCACATGATTGGAGGGCTTACTAAGTCCGCTACTTCAATTTTAAGACAATTAATTGACGCTGGTACGCTAAGTAACCTACCAGCAGGCTTTAAAGCACGTGGAATGCGTGTACAAGGCGAAGATGAACCATTAAGACCTGGTGAATTTAGAGATGTAGACGTTCCAGGTGGTGTAATTCGTGATGCATTAATGCCTTTACCCTATAAAGAGCCTAGTAGTGTGTTAAGTCAACTTTTAGGCGTAATTATTGACTCTGGAAGGCGTTTTGCCTCCATTGCGGATATGCAAATAGGTGATATAGGTAGTCAACAACTCCCTGTAGGCACAACTGTAGCTATGTTAGAGCGTGGCACTAAGGTAATGAGTGCCATTCATAAACGTTTACACTTTGCTCAGAAAAAAGAGTTCAGACTACTGGCTAGTATCTTCGCTAAGAGCTTACCACCTGTTTATCCTTACGATGTTCCAGGAGCAAGCAGAGAAATTAAAGCTTCAGACTTTGATAACAGGGTAGATATTATACCAGTTAGCGATCCTAACATTTTTAGCATGGCTCAAAGGGTGATGTTAGCCCAACAAGAACTAGAAATGGCTAGAGCAGCACCACAAATACACGATTTACGAGAAGCCTATAAACGCATGTACGAAGCACTAGAAGTCAAGAATATTGAACTAATACTGCCTCCACAAGCGAAAATACCGCCAAGAGACCCAATTAGCGAGCAACAAGCAGCGATGACAGGTCAACCTATTAAGGCGTTTGCTTGGCAGAATCACGATGCATATATTGCTTCTCATAGTTCTTTCTTACAGAATCCTGCGATGGCTCAAAACCAGCAGGCACAGTTAGCCATTAGTGCTAACATACAAGAACATCAGTCCATGCTTTATAGACAACAGATTGAGCAGGCGTTAGGTCAACCTCTACCTTCAATGGAAGACGGTCAAGAAATACCGCCAGAAATTATGAACCAGATAGCAGGGCTCGCAGCTCAGGCTACACAGATAGTAACAGGTCAGGCTCAAGCTATGGCACAAGCTCAACAGAATGCACAAATTGATCCTATTGTACAGCTGAAAGAACAAGAGATTGCTCAGAAAGCTCAAAGCGATATGGTAAGAGCAGAAATTGACATGGTGAAAATACAATCTCAAGAAGCGATAGCTGAAATGAAGATTGCTCAAGATCGAGAGGAAGCTCTCATGAAAGAAAAAGAAAATATTCGTAAATCGTATAACGAGCTTTTAAAAGATGTTAGAAGTTCGGATACACAAAACAGAGGAATTTAATTATGCCAAGAGCAAAAAATAGAGGAAAAGCCAGCGATTCAATGGTGGCTGGTAATGCAAATCGTAGACGCATCGACGCGGAGTCTGTTAAAGGCAAATCCAAAATGATGTGTGGTGGAGCTGCTAAAAAGAAGATGAAAGGTGGCGGTGCTGCTAAAAGATTCTTAGGTAACAATATCAAAAAAGCAACCAAAAGAGGTTAAGGATGTATAAAGAAATAAAAGTAACAAAACCAAAAAGAATAGATTTATCTAAGCCTGTCACCACAGGAGAAATTCTAAATAAGAAAGTCTTCGGTGAAGGTAAACGTAAAGCTAGAGGTGGCGGAGCAGCCACTAAGGGTTTGATGTTTAATGTTTCTCCTAGCGGAAAACAGTAAGTAAAGAATGGCTGAAAAATCATCTATATCCAGGGTAGGAAAAACCGAACCCTTTGAATTACAAGTTTCAAGAGGACAAATAACCTATCATAAACCTATTTTTAAATTTGGCTTTAATCCTGATATTGATAACTCTTTAGAAACTGTATGGGCGCAAGGTGGTCTGTATTCATATTTAAGTTCAGCTACTACCCTTTATATATCCAGTTCATCTACAGACGATGATGTTGCAGGAACAGGTGCAAGAACTGCCACTGTTTCTGGTTTAGACGCTAATTACGATGAGGTTTCAGTTACTGTTGATTTAGACGGACAAACTGGCGTACAACTAGGTGACGCAAGTAATTGGATAAGAGTCAATAGAATAACTGTTGATACTGGTGGGAGTGGCGGTCAAAACGCAGGTGTCTTATATGTAGGAACTGAGGCAACTCCATCTTCAGGAGTTCCTACTAATAAATATGCAACTGTAGCTATAGGAGATAACCAAACTCTTATGGCTCTATGGACAGTACCAAGAGGATATACTGCTTATTTATATCAAACTAATGTTACCGCAGCTTGTACCACTTCAAACAAATTATTAACTTGCACTATTGTTGCTAGAAAACCAAGTGGTGTTTTTCAAGTAAAAGATAAGTTTGGTATACAAGTAGACGGTGGAGCTATAGTACAAAAATATAATTTTCCGCTAAAGTTTACTGAAAAAACAGATATTGAAGTCAGAGCTATATCAGACTCAGGTACCGGAAATGTTGAAGTTTCAGCAGGTTTAGATTTTATTTATATACAAAACTAGGTATAATAAAACATAATGGCAGAGTACCAAGGAAAAAAAGTTGTTCTTAATAAACCAAGAAGAATTTCCAAAGGCTCTCCAGGACACGGGAAAAAAACTCGCGAAGTTTTTGTTATGTCCGACGGTAAGGTTAAGCGAGTCACATTTGGTGACCCGAACTTAGGTGCTCACCCAGGAGATAAAAAAAGAAAAGCTTCTTATTGTGCTCGTAGTAAAAGTTTAGGTTCTGATAGAACTAAAGCTAACTACTGGTCACGAAAACAATGGAAATGCTAGATAAACTAAAGAAACAAATAGCTGAAAGAAAAGAACAACTTATACAAACTTTAGCAAGCGGTAGTATTCAAGATTTCGAAAGTTATCAAAAAATTGTAGGCGAAATATCAGGTCTGTCGTTTACACAATTTTTAATTAGTGACCTGCACAAGGATGAGGAGAAATAATGAAAGAAGTTAAATCTTTCGGAAAAGGCGGAGAGCCTATCCCAAACACAGTGGAACGATTCACTGACACCAACGTTGAGATCCCTAAAGAAGAAGAACAAAAGTTTACACCTGAAAGTGTAACTGAGGACGAATCTCTTAAGACTCAACTCCCCACCCCTACAGGGTACAGAATTATGATCTTGCCGTTTAGTCGCAAACAAAAGACTAAAGGCGGGATATATCTAGCAGATTCAACATTAGAAAAAGAACGGATTGGTACTAATGTTGGGTATGTAGTTTCACTTGGTCCAGATGCTTACAAAGATAAAAACAAGTTCCCAGAGGGTCCTTGGTGTAAGGAAAAAGATTGGGTGATTTTCGGCAGGTACGCAGGAGCACGAATCAAGATTGAGGGTGGCGACTTGCGTTTATTAAACGATGATGATATTTTAGCAGTGGTTAATAACCCAGAAGACGTCGCGTCAGCTTAAATATAATCACGCAACTAAGGAGTAGAACATGGTAGATGATGCTGTGCAAGTAGAAGAACAGGAAGAGTTAACAGAAGTTGAACTTCCAGAAACTGATGATGATCAGTTAGAAGAGCAAGAAGAAGTTAAGGCTGATGAAATAGAAGACTACAGTGAATCCGTTAAAAAACGTATCGCTAAGTTAACTTATAAAATCAGAGAGTCAGAAAGAAGAGAAACTGCAGCCTTAGATTACGCAAAGTCAGTTCAAGAAGAATTGAGTAAAACTAAAAATAAACTTTCAAAAACGGATAAAAACCTTTATGATGAATATAAAGGTAGAGTATCTTCTGAATTGTTAGCAACTCAAGACCGATATAAAAAGGCTTATGAGAATGGTGACACAGACGCTCTTATGGAAGCTCAAAAAGATTTAGCCAAGTTGGCGGTCGAAGAGGAAAGCCTCAATCGAGTTAAAGCAAGACAACCAGAAGAAGTAGAACAACCTGTTGAGAATGTTGAAGAGGCTATTCAAAGAAGAATACAATCACAACAACAAGCTCCTCAGATCCAGGCAGATCCTAAAGCTCAAAATTGGGCTAAAAAGAATGACTGGTTTGGTTCTGATATCGCTATGACAACCAGTGCTTTTGCTTTTCATAGGCAGTTGGTTGAGCAAGAAGGTTATGACCCTACTTCTGATGATTATTATAAAGAAGTAGATAGAAGAATGGCAGAATCTTTTCCTCATAAATTAGGAAAAGTTTCAACGAACACTGTGAATGAAGTTGTTGCAGGTTCAAGTAGAGGTTCTACCACTGCAAGAACACGTTCACGTAGAAAAGTACAACTCACACCAAGTC